CCCCTTGCAACGTCTGTATAGGGGCGACGTGAAGTTCGCCGACTTGAATATCTCTTGCACTATCGTGTCACTGAACGACGACGTGCAGATGCTTTCTTCATTCGTGCCACACCAGCCGCCCTTACGTTGGCTGATTTCCCAGTTACGGATTTTGCTTGTCCGTACTTCTTGGCATTGGAACGCTTCCGAGATGATACTCTTACTGGCATAAGTCTCTCCTTCTAAAAGTCTATGTTATTGGCTGACCAACGTATTACTGCTGGTCCGTATGGGTTTGCGTTTTCATATTCGGTTACAGAAAAATATCTGAAATATCCTATGTCGTTTCCGCTTCCACCATACATGCCCATAGTATGACTGGCACTATAACTGTTGAAACCGAATCCGATTCTGCATTGTTTACCTGAACCCCATGAGTTCAAGTATACTGTATGTTTTATGGTCAATACTCCCATATTATGATGTCTTTCAAAGCCACCCCTTATAAAACTGTGGTCAACAAACATCGCCCATGTCCATATTGGATAGCTTCCAGCAGTGGAATATGCTGAGTATTGACACTCAGCTTTTATCAAACTGTCGTTCTTTACTGGAGTGTACATTGCGTACAACCCCTCTGGGTGGTCATTGTATCTGTAAAAAGGACTAACATTGGAATTGCCATAGTGGGTGATGGGTAGGTTCCCACTATTATTATAAACCATATGGATTTCTTTGAGATACCCACTTGTGCGTGGGTTGTAGTTTGGTCTTAAAAAATTTGCTTCGTCTGGGTTAGAGCCTTGGTTGTATCCAGCGTAATGCAAAGTTCCTGTGGGAGCTTGTCCAGGATTATTCGTCGTGTTCGTTGCACTGGTTGCGTTTGTTGCTCTGTGCGGCGGATTATCTCCACTTGCAAGCCACGTTGTTTGTAAGTCGTCGTAATTAGTTTTGACTTCTCCCTTGTCAATCTTTGTATCGAACTCATGGAAGTCTGGCTTCACGCCTTTCTTTTCTGCATCGACCTCATCTTGATTCGTGCCAACGTAACTTACTTTAACATTTGTGTACGACATGCAATCCTCCTAACACTTCCATCTACGTCTTGCGGCTTTACCCCTCGGACCCTTCCAGTTTCTTGACCGAGCACAAAACGACTTACGACGTTTGGCGGCTTTGCTTCCTGGTTTAACTTTTCCCGTGACGGGAGCCTTCAAGTTTGAGCCAGTAGCTCTGTTGTATTTCGCTCTGCCTTTTGCAGTTAGTCCACCGCCTTGTTTGACTGAACGTTTTTCGCCACGACCAACAGAGAGGTTAACTTTTTTCCTCGGTTTTTTCGGCATTGTTATTCACCACTAGCTTTAAGTTACTTGATAATAACCTATCCTTTGAAAACAAATCGTCCTCTTCAGGAGTAAACTCTATTATGTCTTCGTCGTGGGGGTCTATGGTTTCGTGACCTGTAGCCCAGAGGAAGCACCTGTACAGAACGGTCCAGTCTTCCAGTCGCATCACGACTAAGCTATCTTCGGTCTTCATTTGGTTGCGGCGTTGCATCACGATTGGAATATCTCGTGAGTTGCTTTTATCAATGCCAGTCTCGGCTTGTTCGATGGCTTCGTATGGTTTGAACTTCTCTGTTCGCTTGGCTTCAACCCAAATGTGTGGTGTGCCGACGAGGTCTGCCATGCCTCCGCCGCCGAGATTCTTTCCGCCACCACTCAGCATCGCTCGTTGTATCTGACCGCCACCACCATACAACTGGTCGTCCAGCCATTTGGCTAACTCTCTTTCGTAGCCGTCGCCTTTTCTTTTCTGTCTGCTCATACTCACTCCCTTGAAACAGATGCGTCGTGATAGATGAACTCGTCATCTATATTGTACGACTCGTTGTTAGACTTACATCTATCACAGATGTATTGCCACTTAGGGAGTGTGCTCTCCTTACGGCACTTCAAACAGTTCCGCTTCCAAGTTTTCATTCTCGTCTTGTGAAGTGGCGACACGGCATACTTTGCCCCATCAAATTCAGCAAGCCCCTCACGGACGAGTATTCGTTTTAGTGTATCTGTGCAGACACCCATGATGGATGCCATATCTTTATAAGTGTATTTCTCATCTAGCATTCGTGAGAGACGTGCCTTGTCCTTATCAGACATCGGTCCTCGTCTACCCATTTATCAGCTTCTCCTTTCTCAAAAAAAAGCAACCCCCTCAAGGGGTTGCGTTCGCTGTTACATTTTTGCACTTGACACATGTCGTCATGCCAAGATACATATCTAATTAGTACAATCTCCACTAACGAGGAAAAAGCATGTAGACCATGCTTTTTCTTTGCTAAATAGTTACTAATTAGTTCTAAGTAGGTATCCACTGTTTCACCTCATACATCGGAATCATCAGCTTCCTACTTATATTCTCTACTGACATTGCTTTGTTTATGTGCAACCAGATAGCTTGTTGCTTTGGGCTAGGTGTATGCACCATGTACTGCGTACCATCAGCCAATCTGTCTGCCCATCCTACATAATAAGTTCTGTGCAGTTCAGTTTGTTGTCTTGTTTTGCCGAATGAAATTTGTTGAACCATGCGTATACGACTGTCAGGCTCTAGTCTTTCTTCTAAGTAAGTCGTTGGGCTGAACTCTTTTCCATCAAAATTTGTCACTCGCAAGTCTGTATCCAACAGACCAGCCTTGTTTTTTGCCATAGCCTTATCTCTGTATACTGTTGTAATCATTAACTGAGTATCAATATCTGTCAACTGTGCAGTTGACCCAGCTTCACGACCAAGACCGCCCTCACCTGGCTTGTTTCTATGGTGGACAAGGACTACAGAGGCTTTGAACTTTGTTCGTATTGACTTAGCGACGAAGTTTACTTTGAACCATTCGGCGGCATTTGCTTCTTCTAATCCACCAAAAGCGTTTCGCACTGTGTCTATCACGACAATATTTGGTTGTATAACTTCAAGCCAGTCGCCCAATAGTTTGAACCCAGCCTCGCTACCTAAGTTCATCTCGCCACCATCGTCGCTTGATATCAACGACGGAGACCAAACGTTGAAGTTGTCACCGCAGTCGCCAAACATTTTCACAAAGTTTTTGAAACGATAGAGGACTGTTCTGCTTGGGTTGTCGTAGTCCAAGTACAAAATCTTTGCTGGCTTACCATGAAATGGACCGAACTCTTCACGACCTGATGCCATAGATACAAGCATGCCTTGTAAGAAGAACGACTTGCCATGTCCGTTGTAGCCGACGACTTGTGTGATTGTTTCTGCTGGGATTACAGGGTCAGACCAGTATGCGGTCTCGCCAAGTGTGTCAATCAGTCGGTCAATGTCTGAGCTTCTGATTGGCTTGAGTCTTCCCAGGGAGACTTTCTCCTCGGTCTTTTGTATTCGTTGTCCGTTTTCGTCGTAGTCAGATGGATACTGTCTCTTATCCATATCAACGACACTACGAATCTTAGTCTCTATCCACTCTTTGGTTTCACGTTCCGTGAATTTTTGTGAATCAAAGAACTCGTCGTGAAAATTCCACACCATTTTGTGAAGGTCGTCACCAGCAACACCTTGCCTTACCTTCTGCCCAATATACTTGAGCATCCACAAGTCAGTTGCGTCTCCCTCCCGTAGCTTTCTTCCGAGATGTGCGACTCGTCGTTTGACTTGGTCAACGACTGGTAAAGTCTGTTCTGCATTGGGTAGCTTCACGTTTGCAAGAGATAGGTTGCCAAATGTAAACTCACCCTCAATCAGTGGGTCAGCATCAGTTGGCTCACCTTTCCAAGGGAAGTCTGATATGTCGTCAAGCGACAAACCGTATCCCACTTCCATATGATATATGTGTTCAGCTTTGCCTTCCTTTACCTTCATAGACGGTGGCATAACAACGTAACCACCATCGCCACGAAGGTCTAAGCCTTCGACTGGATACCAATCTCTTGCTGTGTTGCCGACCTTGTTTGCAAAACGCTGTCCATTTAGTGGATGTGCAAAGTAAAAATGTTTACCTCGTGCAGTAGTTACTACAAAAGGGCTGACCATTTCGTTTTTTAGTGCAAATTGCACGGCTTTTTCGTTGTCGCAATCAAGAACAATGATGCCTGACACCGCACCTGTGACGAGTGCCATGTTAAAAATGTGGATTTTGTTACCGCTTTCTGTGGCAACTCCGTTGTCAAACCAATCGTCAAGTTGTTCTTGCGTGGTAGGATTTGTCTGAAACTCCTTCCAACGTATTAAAGGTTTCTTACCTTCGATAGATAATGGTACAACGCACCACCCCCTATCAATCGCTTCGACGGATGCGTTATATAAAGCATCACGCCACTGTTTCGTCTCGTCGTTCATGTCTCTCCTCAAAATATTCGTTTAAGTTTAAGTCTGGGTTAGCCGCAAGGATTCTAGCGACAACATCTATACTTATAGTGTTCGTCTTTATCCAGCGGTAAGGTTGAGTCCTAGTCTTGTCAGTCATTTTAGCGACAACATTCACACCACCAACGTCGTGTATCAGCTTTTCTACATTGAATACCAACATTACTTAACTCCTTTCATTTCTATTTATATACATTTTATAACAACTTGAAAGCGTTAGTCTCACATGTGTTACATTTTCTCACATTTAAGACAGTAAAAACGTTTGCGATTTGTTCTGTCATATATATAATACAGTTACTTTTAACTAAAACGGAGACTAATACTATGGAAACATGGGAAGATTTTGAACAGGCTTCAGAACAGGGCGGTATCGCCAAGGTTGCTGAAGAGTTCAAGTCCGTATCTAAACAGATAGAGGACTTAGAAGAACGCCGTGACAAGTTAAAGGCTATGCTTGAAGGAGAGTTCTCTCAAGATATGGGAGAGCAAAGCAAACAAGCTGGGTCTTATCTTATCACGCTTAACCGACAAGAGCGTTGGTCATGGGACAAAGATGTATTGATTGAGATATATCAAAGTCCTGATGCTATGCCTGATTTTATCAAGAAAACTTTTTCAATCGACAGACGAAAGTGGAAGACGTTGTCAGACGACGACCAGACGAAGCTGTTGCCAGCACTCACCCGCAAACCAGGTGCTGTGAAAATTGTTGTCAAGTCTGGGGGTATAGCTAATGTTTAAGCCACTTAACACATCAGACCACACAACTGCGTATAGAAAGACGTTGTTGTATGGACATCATGGCTGGGGGAAAACCACTCAGTTTATTCACTACCAAAAGCACTACGGAAAAGGATTTATCCTTTCTGGTGAGAGTGGACTTAGTTCCATCAGAAGTGCTGGTATAGACTACTTACCATTCACATCTTGGAGCGGTGAGACTGACCCAGATAAAGGTCAGTATTCATTTGTTGACATCTTCAAATGGATTAACACCGACGAGTTCAAAAAGAACGAGTACAAGTGGATTGGTATTGACAGTCTTACCGAACTTTCGGACATGAGCATGGAGTATGCCGACCAGTGTGCCGACGAAGAAGCTGTTAAAAACAACAAAGCCAAGAATGGTTTTGCAGTTTATGCACAGCATGGGCAACAAATCATTGGTGCTTGCAAGCAACTACGAGACATGCCTTGTCATTTTTTGGTTACTGCTTTAGCGAAGGAGTCGCAAGATGATAACGGCAACATTGAGTATTGGGCTATGGTTACTGGTAAGTCCACTCAACAACAGCTACCTGGCATCTTTGATAACGTATTCTGTGCTGTTAGACACACGGCAACAGGAGGAACCAATACCGACGGCAAAGTCATACGCTATGTTATCACCGACGAATACCGAGGTTGGAAAGGTAAAGTTCGAGACGAGAAGCGAAGACTAAGTTCTGTCGAACAGACTGGCAACATCGTTAATCTTTTCAAGAAGATGGATATGGATGATGCCGAATTTGAGAAACGCAAGAATGAAGGGAGTAAATAATGTCGTTCAATTTTTCAAACTTAGACTTGAGTAATGTGGAGTTTTCCTCTGGCTCAAGCGTAATTCCAAAAGGCGACCACGTCGCTACTGTTGTTGGTGCGGAGCAGACTAAGTCCGCAACTGGTGCAACACAAATCAAAGTCACAGTAGAGAATGATGATAAGCAATCTTTGAGGAAGTGGATTACAGTTCACAATCCAAACTCTGCTGATAACACACGCATTGGTCGTTCAGAACTGAAGGCTTTGCTTGTTCATGGTGGTCACCCTGACCCTGACAACATAGGACAACACGGACTCCAATCTATGGTAGGATTGCAAGTGGGGATAAGGGTTGTCGAGGAGAACTACACGAAAGATGGTCAAGAACGTGTAGGCTCCAAGCTGAAGAGTTTTATACCACCTATGACTGCTGACGCTACGTTCAACCCCCCTAAAGGTATCACGGAGACTTCCTCCTCTTCGGATGCCACACAAACTGAAGGGGATGCGAAGAAGTCAGAAGACGACGACGAAATTCCTTTCTAGTTGGGGTAGGGGTGGCTTCGTGCCACCCCTATTTTTATCATGGATATCACACAGAAAATCAAAGACTACTATCAGAATGAACCAGACGGAGAGACGAGAGCCTATATAGGTGCATCTTCGATAGGGCATGAGTGCACTGCAATGCTTGCGTTCAGCCACAGAGGTTACCCAAACACTCCTCCCGACGAACAACTCAAAAGAATTTTTCGTGACGGGCATAGGATTGAAGACTTAGTAGTTAAAGATATGACCAAGGCTGGCATTCATGTCATGGAGAAAGACCCCATGACTGGTAAGCAGTGGCGATATACCGACTACGAAGGTAACTCTATGGGTAATGCTGACGGCATAGTTGAGTTACATGATGGCACATCTGCGATACTTGAAATTAAATCTATGAATGACCAAAAGTTCAAAGAGTTTTTGAAGAAGGGTATCAAGACGAGCCATCCAATGTACTACGCACAGATGCAATACCTCATGGGTTTATCAAAGTGTCAGAAAGCTGTGTTGGTTTCTTACAATAAAAACAATTCGCAATACCACCACGAGTGGGTTGCCTACGACATATTTTATTACAACAGCCTACGACAAAAGATTGAAGATATTATAAATGGATTAGGAAGGAAGTTATCAAAAGATGAAAGTGACTGGCGTTGTAGGGGGTGTTTCAAGAGGGAAGTTTGTTGGCATGGCAAAGAGCCAGAGAGAACCAAGAGGACTTGTGGGAATAGCAAAGCCCAAATCGACTCCTCAGACTGGGTCTGTAGCAAAGGCTGTGGCGAAACCTGTGAAGATTGGATTAGGTATGAGCCTCTCCAAAAGTAAAATTCTAAAGTTAGAGCATGAGATAACTCGTATCACTGATAGGATTTCTGACATTGAGTTTGAGGTTACCCACTCTGACATGGTTAAGAAAGGCGAACTCATGGTCGAACGACGAAGAGCGATTGACAAACTACGCCACCTGAAGGACGACCTCTACAGATTAAAAGTGGATAATATAAATGAGTCCTAGACTAATTAGTTTTAGTGGGAAGGAGGGGTCTGGCAAAACATTTTGTGCAGACCTTCTTTGTTCTCACTATGGCTTCATCAAAGTTAAGATGGCAAAGCCTATCAAGGACATGATTAGAACTCTAGGTCTGAATGATAACCATATCGAAGGGCACTTGAAAGATGTGCCTTGCGATTTATTAGATGGGAGTACGCCACGATGGGCGATGCAAAGTCTTGGAACGGAGTGGGGACGCTCACTCATCAGCGAAAACTTATGGCTGAACAGGTGGGCGACGATAGTCCAACAGAACCTAAATATGAACAGTTCCGTAGTAGTAGACGATACGAGGTTTCCGAACGAGTTAAAGAAGGTGCGAGAGTTGAACGGCGTGGTGATAGGTTTACGGAGGAACGCAAATCACGACGTAACTCACTCAAGTGAGTTCTCCTCCTGGGATGATTTGGAACCTGACTTTATGATTGATAACGACGAAACATGGGACGAGTTCAAACTAGAAATGAAAATGAGGAGTATAATGTCTCAGCTAGATTTAACAGTTTCTTGAACTTGACTGGTGCTAGAAAGAATGCCAAGACGCAAAAAAGAACAATCGCACCAACAATCACCAGCCCGATTATCAAAATCATTTCTATCAGTTCTTCTCTTTCTTTTATTCTTCTCGCTCTTTCTTGTTGTCTCTTGACCCTGATATCCGCTCTCATCTTGACCAGTTCTGCCCACGCACCGACACCTCTAGTCAATATAATTATCTGACGCAACTGGTCTTCTAAATCCTTGGCTTTTTGTTTTGCCAAGAAGGTTTCCATTGCTTCTTCTTCTACTGTTCTGAATGCTTTTTTCTTTGCGTTAGCATGCTCTGCGTCCACGTCATCTATTGCATGCCATAGTTTTGCGAGGTCTTGACCCATAGAATGGAGTTCTTTTCCAGCATTGATGCCAGATTTAAGGGCGGTAAATGCTCCTACAGCTATTGTAATTGGGTCCATATATCATTTCTTCTTTAGTACACAGGGACAGGGTTTAACCATCATGTTCCCCTTGCGACCACCTTTCGCAAAATTAGTTGGGCGACTACCTTTACTTACGTTTCCAGTAGACCTCGTTCCTCGCTTGGCACTTGTTATCTTGAGCATCTACACCTCCATCAGTTCAAAATGAGGTGCGTCGATAAATGGTCTTTTACCTTGCGACCTTCTGATGTCAATGTATTCCATCATAGCATCTTCGCTTGAGCCATTATAGTCTCCAAGACTATGAACAGTCCAAGCCCCTCCCCAACGAATCGTTACCTCCAGTTCCCTGGCGGCTTGTTTCATTGCGTCTGCCACTTCGTCGTAAACATTTAACTCCCATGTGCCACGTCCATCTAAGTATGCCATCAAATCGACAGCATTGCCTTCAAGATGTTTTGATTTCATGGTTTGTGAAGCACCTTTTGCAACAAGAGCTTCTTGCTCTTCTTGCGTTCTCATTCCGCAGATGACTCCGAAGTCTACCTTGGTCAATGTGATAGCTTCCTTTACTACAAGAACGAGGTTGTTATTGACACCTTCTAGTTTGCCAAGACTTCGTTCTGATAATT